GCGTTTAAGCCCCCGGGCGAGCCTCAGTGTTTTAAGCGTCTACTTTTAAAAGATGAGCGAAGTACGGATCAACGATCATCTCGTCCACGTGCTGACGCACACGGAAGATGTCGCTTCTGGCCGCATCATCACGATACTGCTCAACCGTGGCGTTTTCCGGGCTGTCCGCAGTCCACAGGAACGTCCTTCCCACGGTCGGATCGGACAATCTCTGCCCTTCACCGATCACAGCGACCATAGCGAAGTCGTCACTCCAGATATCCGCTCCCTGAAATGCCTTGCCTTCCTTCGCTGTGTTGTATATCGCCCTTCCGACAATGATCCGCTTAACGCCGAGGATGTCCGCCATGGCGTTCAAGAGTTCCGCCTCAGTCAATCTTGCGACATACTGAATCGCACCCTTGATCTTGTCATTGTTCAGAAGTCGGTCGATGTTCGCTTTGCTCATAATGAGCGAACCGGGCTCCATCCCGCAGTTTTGCCTCACCTGCTCACGAGCGGCTCGCACCTGAGCGATAACATCACTCGAGGCGTTATCCCAAGGCTCGCCCGAAAAGTCGGTGAAAAGTTTTGACCCCGTAAAAACGGAGGTGTCAAAAACTTTTGAGGCAATGCGTTTTTCCTGCGCCTGAAGAACCCTGCGTGTCACGATCTGAACGGTTGTAAGCTCGGCGTCAAAATCCGTGGCGTACATTTCCCGTTCGGAATCGTCAAGAGGCCCTTCCAAACCATGCTCCTCGCAGGCGTACTGTCTGTCTTTCGCCTGAAACGAATCACGGTTGTAGTTGCCTCGAGGCGCACGCTTGGTATCCGCCTCACGAGTGATGCTTTCCCTTGTGATCGCCGGAAAGATACTCGCTTTCTTTTTGGTCTGAAAAATTGGCAGAACCTGCGTGCCAATAAATTCATTCTGCGACTGGATAAACTCCAACGCCGCTTCCCCTAACTCAAGTCTCGGTACTGCTCTTGTTCCCTGATAGTCTGGCATTTTTTATTCCTCCTTTTGATTAGGCAAATAGCCCTTCAATGACTTCCTCATCGCTTGTCGAGGCTTCCAGCGCTTTTCCGATAATAGAGCCGCTCACGACTGCGCTGATCTTGCCGTCATTGGCTCCGTAAACATCACCACCTGCGCTGATAACCCCGGCCGCCACCATCTTGAACGTCCTGCCGCTGGTCTTTAAATCAACGCTGATATGCTCACCCTGCGCCGCCTTTGCCGCCGTGATCCCAATACAAGCCTCACCTGCGTCTGCGTACTCAACCTGCGAGCCGCTTCCTGCGCTTAACTTCACCCGGCGGTAAGCTTCCAAATCCTCTCCCGCCACAAACGCTTTTGATCCGATATTAAATTGAGACATTGTTTACCTCCTCCTTTATAGTTATTGCCTTTTGTCCGCTGTCGCTTTAAGAGCGTCCGTCATGCCGCACCCGTGTTCTTTCTGGTACTGCCGAGCACGCTCCAAATGAGTCACCTTCTTTTTGGATACTTCCTCTCCATCAGGCCCGACAACCGGCGCTGACGCTTTCTCGATATCATCAAGCCGCTTCTGCTGGAACTTCACGACTGATTGATCAAGCGTGAGCCCCTGCTCAACCGACTCCAATGCGAGAGCGCTCATACCCTGAAACGATTCCGCTTTTTTCAAGATCGCAACCGTCCTGCCACGTTCGTCCTGAACGCCAGCGTCAAAGCCTTGTTTATGAGCCGCATCAAAAATATCCTTTCTCTCCTCTTTCAACTTCTCTAACGTTAAATCATGCATCGTTAACACCTCCTCTTTAGGTTTGGATTGCACTTCTTTATTCAAACGATATCTATTCAAAAACCCGATGGTTTTCTCTACCGCATCAGGATTGTTAAGGAATTTATCCAAGAAGGCTGTCATCTCCGCTGACGGCCTCACGCTTTCGGAGAAAAACGGCATACCAAAAAGTCCGTTGTTCGCCGCTGGATCGTCCACCACATCAACCGAGAAAAGATTGGTGACACGAATGAACGGCGGTAGTTCGTTGCCATTAGCGTCCAAGCCCTCTCGTTTTTCCTCATCCCAATAAATCACCATCGACGCACCGAACATCTCCGGATCGCTTTCAGCGAGATTAAGCACATACCCGGCGAGATCTCCATCCGGTGTCTCAAAAGCCGTTTTATCGATGTGCAAGTCCGCTCTGACGATGTCCCCATCACGCCTGAAATTCCGCACCCTTCCTAGAAAAGTGCCGAGTGCGGTGCTACTCATGTTGGGATGACCAAACCGTGATTTGACTCCCGTTTTCACCTTGTTCCCAAGCTCAACAACCGAATTAAGCGAGATATCATCAAACTCGCCTCGGCTGTCCTTCGTGACGCCTTTCGTGACTACAGCGAAGCCATTGATGACCGCTGAATCCCTATCAATCTTGACGTTGCCGGAACGTACGACATCCGCTCTGAATAAATCTTTTTTCATCTATTCCTCACCTCCACGACCAGCGTCTGCGCTGTCTGCATTTGCGCTCTTACCATCACCTGAATCCGGCTTTTTATTGATTTCAAGCCCGAGTTCTTTGATTTTTTCTTGTTCTCTTTTTCTTTGCTCAAAACATTCCTCCCAGTCTTTCCCTTGCGCCGAATATAAATCCGAATACGTGATAATCCCGTTACGGATACCCACTTCCGCCGCTTGGGCTTCTTTCAAAGGATCAACCCATTCCCATCCCGGCGTGATCCACGATGCGTTGACCCAATATTGCTTGTTCTCGTAAAACGATATCGATCCCAACTCGCCCCTGAGATACGCTTCCTCTAAAACCATTTCCCAAACCGGCTGGCAAAGTTTGCGAGCGAGCCATTCCTGCCTCACCTTGAAATACCTGCGTGCCTCAAGAAGCGCCGCACGTGCGCTTGAATAGTTCGTCTTTGAGAAATCCTTGGCGACTAACTCATACGGCAACCCCAGCGCCGCTGAAATCGCCCTGAGCATCTTTTCCACGAACGGCTCAAACGTCGCTGATGGCCGTTGCGGATTAAACGAGGTTATAGACTCACCCGGAAGAAGATGCCTTATCATGCCCGGCTCTAATGACTCTAAGAATTGCCCTTGAAAGTTGCGGTCATAGCCGGTGTTAAGATCCATCGATGCTTCCGAGGTGATAAATATTGAAAAACACGCCGCAATTCGTGCGGCGACCAGTTCAGCTTCGGCGTACTCCGCCAAGTCTTTGAAATACGTGAGCACTGGAGAAAAGAACGGAACCCCACGAGTCTGTCCTGATCGTTGAACCGGATATAAATGAAAAATATTTGGTCTGCCGAACTCATTGCGAGCGGCGATCTCAATAAAATCTCGTTCGTCCGCTTTCGTGAACCGGTAATCACCGGGATGGCTTTTTTGAATAAAGTAAGAAACCGGCTCTCCGTTCTCGCCAATCCTGACTCCAGCTCTTATAGTTTTATCCCCACGCTTATCAGGCGGCGTGGCGAGTCTGTCTGACTCAATAACCTGCAACGCAAGCGAGTAAGGACGATTTTTGTCTTTAAACATTACCGGGATAACAATCGCTTCGCCGTTCTCTAAAATCTGCCTATCAACCAACTGTTGGATCTCGTAGAAATCCATGCGATTGCCAGCGTCAGCGTATGGAAGCCACAACTTCCATGAGTGCTCGGCTTTCTTCTGAAACTTATCCGCCTTGCTTTCAGCGATCCCAAGCGCCTCTTTATCAACCCTGCTCTGCGGCCGGATACCAGTGCCAACGACATTCGTTGTCATGGTGTTCGTGATCCCTGAGGCGTGTGCGTCATTACGGTTTAAGTCACGGCTACGTTCTCTCAAGTCCGGCAAATCAGGAATAATGTCCTGATCAGCGGAACCCCCGCCCGGAATCCAAGACGAACGCATTCTGTTTTTTTCCGCTCCACGATAAGCCCCGAATTTATCGGATAACTTGATCGCCTCACGGAACATCCGCCTCTTTAAGCCAGCCTTCGGTGAGAAGAAACCAACTAAACCGTCTAACCCATTCGCTAATTTTTCTTTTATGCTCATACCGGATTCTCAAACTTTGCGTATGACGTGCGAGAACTGCCAGCGGCGATTTCCTGCCGTAACGTGTCCCGCAGTTTTATAAGTTCAGCCAATGTTATGTACTGCAAATTGCGGCCGCCGATTGAATACGACTGCACCGCCCCGCCAGTCATTCGGGCGTTAATCGCTGTCTCAACATTCTCAAGCATTTCCTGTTTTGTTGGTGCGCTCATAACCTCTCCATCAGCCCAATAAAAAAACCCGACTCCCCCTTAGCTAAGGAATCGGGTTTTTATTGCTTATTGGGTGCGGCGGCAGTGATCAGCTGTCCCGCTTTTAATTTTCTATTTTAAGTTTATCTCATCTCTTATCTTTTTCAATTGGGTCGTTACTACAAAATAGCAAATGCATTTTTCCTATTTTTCACTAACTTCAACACTTTTGAAATTCTTTCCGCAATCTCGACACGCATGATATCGAATTGGTAAATGCGTCGAATAGCAGTGATTATTTTTGCTACCGCACGCCGGACACCTTAAGGGATGATATGGAACTCCATAATCATCATTGTCCACCAATTGCTCTCCTCGAACATCGGGCGTTTCTTCTCGTAGCCAATTTTTATGTCTATTCAGCCATCTGCCGCCCATCAGATCCACGCCCCTTCTCTTTTGCGAATCCAGCTGGAACGGCTATGTTCCTGCCTTATATCTTTATGAACCGTGCGCTCGTCTCTGCGAAGATTAAGCGCACGGATTATGTCAGCGGCGGCGATGGCGTAAACCTCCGCATCAAGATAGTGATTCGCAACCGAGGAGCGTTTTTTCTGCCAGACTTCCTTCGCCTTGCCAGTGTTTCTGTTTCTTACCAAAACCTTGTGTTCGGCAGTGAATTGAGAAAGGTAATCATCTGACGGGTCTTTAAACAAATGCCATTTCTCCGGATCCTTGCTCGCCACAAGGCGGCTGATCTTATCCTTATACTGCGTGACATTAAGGTTCCATAAAACAAGACCGTTCTTGATAATGCTACCCGTGCGTGAATTAATATCTATCTTTGACGCCCGGTAAAATCTACCGTCCGTTAATTCTTCCTGCCCTTTGATCGCCTTCGCACGATCGTGCCACTGCCTGCAGAAGTGATACACCTCGTCAGTCCTGAATCCCGAATCAACGCATGTCATGTAAACCGGAAGCGTCTCACCACCCGAAAACTTTCTGTACTCCGTCTTGAATAACACCTCAACTAAATCATCCCAATATTCCAAAGAGCCGCACCGCACAAGCCACGACTGTTCCTCATAGCCCCAGCCACGAATAACGTAATAAAAATGATCTTTTTGAACGTCAACGCCAGCAGTTAAGACAACCGCATCATCCGGAACGATCCCTTCCGTATACTCGCAGGCGTGCGCTTTAACCCGATCAACCGTGGTCTCCTCAATTTTTTCCTCCCAAACCTCGGCAAGCCACGAATTGACAAAGTTCATCAACAGCTCAATGAAGTCTTTCGATTTCAAAAACTCTGCGGCGATATCGCTCCAATTAAGCCACGGCGAGTAAAGGGAATTAATCCAAAATCCCCGGTGTTTACTTTTAATCCCCTC